GAAGCCTTCGAGGAGGTCTTCGAACGCGACGCGCTCTTCCTTGGAAAACGAGTTGGCCATTTGTGGCTCCTGAAAACGGATTGAGTGACTTGGTACGGCTTGCGCCGCGCTTTGCTACTCAACCCGTTGGAGCCGGTCGGCCGCTCTTGTGTGGTTCGCTACTGCCCGTAAGGTGGGCGAATCCTGCGATTGGTGCGGAATGTATCACATGCCGCACCAACAGCTTTAAGTCAGCGCCTCTTCGCTTTGAGTTGCTGCTTGTACTGAACCACCTTCGAGTAATTGCCCGTGCGCTCGGCTTCTGCCCGCAGGCGCTCGAGCGTGGAATCGTTGGCAGATGCCGGCGCACCACTGCGGATGGTCGATTCTGGAGCGGGCGGCTTGCGATTGGTGACCTTCATGTCCTTCTCCAGTTTGGCCACAGCGAATGCGAACTTCACCGGGTCTTGAATGGCGCCAAGTTCCTTGGCCTTCTTCGGGTTGCGGCCGAGCGCATACACCACCAGCGCAGGGTTTTCTGCACCCTGCAAGATCACGCCTTGCTGCACGGTGTTCAGTGACTGCTGGACGATCGCCTCGGCGTCGTCGTAGTCTTTGACCTTCAGCTCGGTCTTGGCGCGTGCATAGCCCTCCAGCTTTTCCTGCCAGGCCCTGGTGTGATTCTCTTGAACCTCGCGCGCTTGGCGCTCTTGCGCATCGACCTCGCGCTTGCGCGCGTACCAGGCTTCGAGTTGCTGCTCGTAGCGCGTTGTGTCGTAGTCAGCGGCTTCCAGCGTCGGCTTCGGCCCGAGGGTGGCGGCCTGCTGGACCGGCGCAGCGGTCTGCAGCTTGGCCTGCAGCTCGCGGTTCTGTCGCTGCAGCTCCCGATGTGATTTCCTCAGTTCGCGTACCCACTCGGGCGCGCGTTCCTGCTGTTCGGGTTCCTCGTCGCCGATCTGGACGACGATTTCCTCCTCTGCTGTCTGCTCTTCCTCTGCGGCCGGCGCCTCGGGCTCGGACGCCTGCTCGGGCTCGGGCGCCTCCGCGACGGGTTGCTCAAGTTCCACGGTATCAGTATCCGCCATGTGTTTCACTCTCCATCTCACGCATTGACGGCTGCGTGGTTGCCGGTGGCGCGGCTGCGCCCCTTTACATCACCCCACCGCCTGTCGCAGCGCCGCTGTCTGCAGATCCGCCACCAGACATACCGCCACCATCACCAACGGCGCCATACGATGTGCCCATGCCGGTGTCAAATCCAAGCGATTGCGCGGCCACTGCTCCGAGATCTTGGCCGGCAACAGCGCCTGATCCGCCCATTGCGTTGATCATCCCCTGCGCCTCTGCCGGCGTAATGCCGATCTGCTGCGCGAGGTCGAAGGCGGCTGGACTCATGGCAATTGATGCCTCGGAGACTGGAGTCATCGAGGCCTTCAGTGCTTGGCCTGGTGTTCTCCCAGTCATAGCTTTCGATGCCAGCGTGAACAACCCAGGAAGCGCAACATCAACCAGTTTGCCTGCGATGTCTCCGGTGGTGATTGGGCCGAATGGCGTATTGAACGAAGTCAAAGGTTCGCCAGTCGCAGAATACCCAGCCGCCCCAAACGTGCCGCCAGGCGATCCGCCATCTCTGCCATCGGCCATCACCATATCCTGAGCGCCGAAGCCGCCACCCCCAAGCCGTGGCTGCGCTCCTGCGGTCTGCGTCAGAGGCGCAAACGTGATCGGTTGCGGTGCAAACCCAGTGGGCAGGCCCTGCACAGCCTGCGCGAACACCGCACGGCGCAGGATTTCATTGAGCATCGGATCAGCCACGCAGCACCTCCAGCACGCCCTTGGCGGTATCAATTGCCGCCCGTTGATCGTCCAATTCGACCTTGGATAGCGTCTCGACAGTGCGGGCGCGCGACAACTCGGCATCAGCCACGGTCTTGACCGTATTGGCTCGCGCCTGCGCTGCCTTGGCCGTTGCCTCCTCGGCCGCGGCCTGCAGGAACACAGCATTCGGGTCGTTGCCTTGCCCCTGCAGCAGCACAGCCATTTCTTGCGCCTCAGCCTCTGTCGGCTTGACGACGCCCATGCGCACCAGCTTGCGCCGGAAGAACTCGCGCGCCTCAGTCAGGCCTTCGCCCTCCATCTGCATCATGGCCAAAGCCTGCAGAACCTGCGAAGTCTCAGGATCTTGTGTGATGGCCATCATTCCGGTCAGCGCTCGCACCATTGCTGCACGCTTGCTGGTGCTGGACGGACCAACATCCACCGCCACATCGAACTTCGCGCGGCTCAGATCATTGACGAGCTCCATCTCGCCTGTCTGGGTGTTGATGCGCGGCTTCATCAGCTCAACCGATTCCACCTCACCGCCCGACCCGACAGACTTCATGCGCCGCCCAGGCTCGACGTAGACATCGACAGCCATTGACAGCCAGATCTCACCGCCCCGCTGCATGCCGCGGGCATAGTTGCTCATGTACAAAAACGTCTGCGTGTCCAGGCGCGTTTGAATGAGTTCGACGGCCTTGCTTGAGATGTTGGACACCATCTTGTCGGCTTGCTGGGGCGAGCCGAGGATGTCCTGCATGTCGCGCTCTGTCACCTCAAGCAGCGCGGCCAGAGACGGGGGAATGGCTGCAGACTTCGTGTAGGCCACCGGCCCACTGATCTGCTGCGATCCGTCAGGCCCGGTCACCGGGTTGATGAGCAGGTAGGGGTACTGCTTGATGTTGTCGTCGGCCCACATATTTTGGTGGCCGGCGACCTGCTCAGGCGTGAGGATCGGCTTCTCGATACTCGAGTAAGCACTGATCTCGGCCAGCTTAGACAACTGCATGTTTTTCAGACGCTGCGCGTCCTTGGCCATGCGAACGATGCCGCAGCATCGCTCAACGTTGTCGATGAACCACCGCTTGCCGTAGACCGGCACGATGGGGATGTGCTTGCCGGCGATGAACCCATCATCTCGCAGGATGCGGCCGCCGCTCATCAGGTACTTGTGGACGCGCCTCACCTTCACGCGCCGACGGCGAACCTCCACGCTTCCAGTCGCGGCGAGGCGATCCTCAAGGTCTTCATCGTCCCGGAAGTCGCGCGCAGTGAACTTCTCCTCCTCGCCATCGAGGTGCCTGTACGTTCGCACCTCCTCGGAGACCTCCTCGACATCGAAATACTCGGCCAGGAACACCACATCAGGCGTGTCCCAGTCGAATTCGAACTGGTAGATCTCCTTCGGCCACGACGCTGGGTCATCGCCGTACTCGTTGATGTACGACTGCCGATCCATCGCCGTCAAAATGAACGCGTGCGTCGCGTCTGCCTTGTCCTGGCGCCTGGCGTCAATGTCAAAAAAGACCGACGAATCCGCGTCATAGATCGGCTCGATCTTGATTCGTTGGCGCTCGTTGTCGGGGTCTTCGTCGTCCTCGTAGACGGTGCGCATGCGCCAAGCGCCAAAGCCGCCGCCAGCCGCCTCCTCGAATGCGTTGTCATACGCTTCGACGGCGCTGGAGTCTTGCTCGTCTGCACGATAGAGCCTGTCGCAAACGTCGGCCAGCTCGTCATCAACGTTGCTGCCGTCACGGGGCACAAAATCAACCGTCACGCGGTTGTTTCGGTACTCGGAGACCATCCGCTGAACGGCCAGCGCAACCTTGTTGACCTCCATTCTGGGGCGGTTCTCAAACTGCTCCTGCAGCGGGCCTTCCCACTGCGCGCCACTGATCGAGTAGAAACGTCGGTCTTGCAGGCACTGCAGCCGCTCGTTACGCACGGCAGACTGGATGCGCTCAAAGCGCGTGAGCGCTTCGGCATGAACATCCTTCAGCCGCTCGTCGTTGGTTTTGCGTGCCATGTCTTCCCCAAGCGTTTGCAATTGCCCCCGGATTATGCTACCACCGAGTCACCATCGGCACGGGGACAAAACTCTGCTCCTTCTTGGCAGGCGCCGTCAGGGCGGGGAACAGTGCGGCCAGCGCCCAAATCAACGCGTCGGCACGGTTCGGGCTGGACCCACCTGTATAGCCGCTCGTGCTGAACGCCGTCAATTCCTCCTCCAGTTCGGCAAACATGCCAACGTGCCGAACCTTTCCGGCCTCGTACAACGCTGAGAACGGCTCCGCGCGGACGTGCTTGCCACGGCTTGCCGTTACAGCCTTGAACGGCGTGCGCGGCCGCGCCACGTTGATCGTCTGCTGCACCATCGCGCCGCCATAGTTCACCTCGGCCACCACGCAATCAGCCTGGTGGCGATCAAACGCTGAAGTTGCCACGCGCCCCCAAGTCGCCGGCCCTGCCTTGACAGTGCAGTCCTCGAGTACGTAGGCATTGCCGTCCACTCCAAGGCCAGCCACCACGACGCCGATAGCGTCGTTGTCGGCGTTCGCCTCGTCGCCAGCTCCGGACGGATCAATGGCCACCACCACGCGCGTCAAGTCCGGAACCGTTCCGTCCAGTACGCGCCAGCGGTCGATCACCTCCTCGGGGAACAGCGCGTTCAACGTGGCGTCGGCAAACTTCCCCTCAAGGAACCGCGCACGCATCCTGGCTGGCAGAGCCTCGAGCTGCTTGATGTACTCTGGCGAGAGGTTCTCGCGGTTGTCCACAGGGTTGATTGAAAACGTCGCGTAGTCCTCGGGGTTCGGCAGCTCGCGCTTGGTGTCCAGCTCCTGCTTCTGCACGAAGCGCCTGTAGGTCCAGTGTGCTTTGCTGGGCGGGTTGCAGTCGTAGTAGGCGCGTAGCTTCAGCGGCTGCGGCTGGCGCCCCTGGATCACGGACTCAGCCTTCTGCGCCAGGCGAGTCAGCACCATGTCCACGCTCGAGACAGGAATCTGGCTGCACTCGTTGAAGTAGACGGTCGCAAATTCCAGGCCCAGGAGCTTCTCGGTTCGCTCCTTGTCGTCCACGCCGCCGAACACGATCTGGCTGCCGTTCGGCAGGGTGGCAATCAGGTCGGTCTTCTGGATGTCGTAGCTCACGCCTGGGAACGCCACGCGCATGACCTTCGGGAACGTGTCGCCAACGATTGAGGCCCGCACATGGTTCAGACGGAATCGGAAGATGGCGTGCCGACTGTTGGGGGCCTTGAGCGCGCGCATGATGACGTTGCGCGTGAGCAGGAACGTCTTGCCGCTGCGCGAGCCGCCGAACAGCATCAAATGCGTGGCGTCTCCCGCCAGCACTTGCTGCGCGGCCTCCTGGCGGGCTGTGAAGGCGAACGCCATGCGATTACAGGCGCTCGTCGGTTGTGGCGGCGACGATTTGGATGGGGCCGCCGTTTTGGCCAGTCAGTTCGTGCTGCTGCACTTCCTTCCAGCGCATCTGCGTCTTGGACCACCAGATGGCCGCCGTGGTGTCGCCTGCCATGACCTTCTGGAATAGGGTTTTCCCTACCTGCCCGTTGGCCTTGGCCTTGCCCGAGATCAGCTCCTGGGCAAAGTGCTTGCGCAGTGTGTCGGTGTCGATTCCATCGCGCACCAGGACTGCGATCTGCTCGATGGGCAGGCCGTAGCCGGACAGGGCTTCGACCTGTTTGCGCTCGGATTCGGTGGGCACAAAGGACGGCCTGCCAGCCCCTTCGCGCGCCCCTCCGCTGTTCGGCCTGGGACCGCCGCGCTTTTTTGTAACCGATTTTTCAGCAGCGTCAGGCTGCTTGGGGTTCTGCTTTTTCGTTGCCATTTTTAACCTCCGCGAAAGGTTTTCCAGTTTCTGCGTGTGTTGCCTGCTTTCCGGTGAACTCCTGCCAGCGCTTGACGATGACGTCACAGTAGCGTGGGTCCAGTTCCATGATCATGGCCGTGCGGCCGTTCTTCTCGGCAGCGATCAAGGTCGTGCCAGAGCCGCCAAACGAGTCGAGCACGATATCGCCACCCTTCGTATTGTTCAGGAGTTGGTACTCGAACAGCGCCACCGGCTTCATGGTCGGGTGCTCACCGTTGCGTGCTGGCTTGTCGAACTCCAGGATGGTTGTCTGCTTGCGGTCTGCTGCCCAAAGGTGGCCAGCACCGTCCTTCCAGCCGTACAGGCACGGCTCGTGTTTCGACTGGTAGTCCTGTCGGCCGAGCACCATGCTGGACTTCTTCCAAATCAAACACTGCCGCACGGTCCAGCCAGCGTCCTTGGCCGCGCCACGGAAGTTGTAGCCTTCGCTGTCCGCGTGCCAGATGTAGAAGACCGCGCCGGGTTTCATGACCGTGTCGGCCGCCGTGTAGGCATCGCGCAGGAACTGCCGGAACTGGTCGTCGCCCATCGAATCGTTCTTGATGGTCAGCTTCTCCTTCGTGCCGCCCTCGTAGGCCACGTTGTAAGGTGGATCGGTCAGCCACATGTCCACTAGGCTGCCCTGGGTCAGCTTGGCCAAGTCATCGACGCTGGTTGAGTCGCCGCACAGAAGCCGGTGCTTGCCCATGACCCAGACGTCGCCAGGTACGGTGACCGGGTTTTCCTGCACGGCCGGGGCATCGTCCGGGTCGGTCAGACCTTCGGTCACTTCCACCGGCATCAGGGATTTGATTTCCTCGTCGGAAAAGCCGGTCAGTTCAACATCGAAGCCCAGGCCATCGAGTTCGGCCAACTCCAGCGCCAGCAACTCGTTGTCCCAGCCAGCGTTCAGCGCCAGCTTGTTGTCCGCGATGACGTAGGCGCGCTTCTGGGCCTCGCTCCAGCCTTTGGCGACCATGACCGGCAATGATGCCAGCCCCAGCTTGCGCGCGGCCATCACGCGACCATGACCGGCAATGATGCCGCCGTCCTCGTCCACCAGGATGGCCGAGGTGAAGCCCCACTCCTTGATGCTGGCCGCCAGTTGTGCGATCTGGTCATCGGAGTGCGTGCGCGAGTTCTTGGCATAGGGCACCAGCTTTTCGATGGGCCACTGCTCGACCTTGTCGGCCGGGTTGTTCTTCTTGCTCATTCGCCCCTCCAGGCAATCGCCAGTGCCAAGGCTGCGGCAGCCAGCCACCAGCCGTTCATTCCGATCACCACGCCGATCAGCATCGTGCCGATCAAGTTGGTTTTGTGTGAAATTGTGGTCATGCTGCATTCTCCTCTTTTTCCAGCCTGTTGGCCACCAGGGTGGCGTAGCCGGCGATGTCAACCCAGTTGTCGGCGTAGTTCGGATCGCCGTTGATGATCCTGGCGATCTTGTGGGCGATCATGTCCAAGGCCTCAAGCTGGTCGGACTCCAGGTCTTTGCCGCGTGCTTTGGCCGCCGAGTGGATGACCTGCTTGATCACCTGGCTGATCTCGGCATGGCCTTGAAAGCTGCCATACCGACCTTCACGGCCGGCCAGCATCTCGTTCACGTTGGTCTGTGTCATGGTTTCTCGCTCATGTTCGGAGTTACAAGATCATGCCATTTTCGATGGCATGTGCGGCAGAGATACGCAACGGGCCAGCGGTT